TGGCAGGATCAAGGATATTCCTTTGAGACCGCCTTTCAATTCTGTAATCTATGTGAAATCAATGCAAGCGTGTGGGAATGCGAAGAGGACGCATTTGAAGCGGTAGCATATGCAACGATACTCGGATGCATTCAAGCGACATACACCGGCACAGACGACGATTATTTGAGCGATACAGCGACGAGAGAGATACTTGAACGAGAGTGTTTACTAGGTGTATCGCTTACAGGTTTGGCGAGTAGTCCGAGCACTCTCCGGACTCCTGAGTTTCTGCGTAAAATAGGAGATCACGCGAACCTCGTAGCTGAAAAATATTGGGTACGAGTAGGACTGACAAATAAACCGGCACGTGTAACTTGTGTGAAACCGTCAGGAAATGCCGGTGTAAATCTAGGATGCTCGAGTGGAGTACACCCTGAGCACTCACAACGATATATAAGACGCATCCAAGTCCCGCGGAACTCCCCGATTGTACAAGCGTTCATGATTGCAAATCCTCACGCTGTTGAGGACTGTGTTTGGAGTTCAGGCGACGACGTGACACTCGCATTTGCAATCGAAGCTCCCTTCGGTGCTTTAACAAGAGATGAGCAGAGCGCGAGAGACTTTCTTGCATTCGTGGAAACTGTACAAACGAATTGGGTGCGAACGGGCACGCTTAGACCGGATTCAGTAGAAGGCCTGACTCACAATGTATCAAATACTTGTACTGTAAGGGCGCATGAGTGGAAAGAAGTCGAGGATCTCTTAGTGTCAGGTCGCTCTCATTTTGGTGGTGTTTCGTGTCTTGGTGCGTCCGGAGACTACGATTATCCTCAACCGCCATTACGAGCAGTATACGAGGAGATCGAAGATCAAGATCCCCACGCGGACGAAAAGCGAAAAGCGCGGGATTTTTGGCACGAGTTACGCGCTCAATACAAGGAGGTCGATTATACTTCGATCATTGAACTCGAAGATAACACCGAGTTGATGCAAGAGGGAGCGTGTTTCGGGGGCACTTGTGAGATTTAAAGCGCGTCTAATGTAGCGCGCAAATGTGCCAAACGTAGCAGTACTTTCTGAGCATACTTCTGCGCACCGGCACCATTCCCCCCCGCATAGTTCATTAACGCTCGATACTCGTTTCCTTTGTGTTTGTTAAGGTAGTATTTAAGAGCACTCAGCCCCGCGTCGATCTCGTTACACTCCCCTGATGCAGGACACCAATATTGGGGGAGTGCTTGAAGAGGGCCAACAGCACCGGCAGGGCTGATCAAGTCACTTCTCAAAGTGGTCTCGATACTACCAACAGCAACAGCAAGAACCGGATCAATCTCTGCAAACTCGGCACGTTCGACAATTTCCTCACAGACGACGACCGCGTCGCGAAAAGCTCGACTGTGTTTTGTGTGCATCGGTGAATAGATAGCGATCACTGCAATTAAGCAAATCATAAGAAACTCCGTTGTGTGTATGATAAACTGAGTTGTTAACACATACGGAGGACGCTGTCACTATGTCTCTACTCCCCAAGAGTGCAGTTGAAAGACGTGCGCTTGCTCAACATTCACCGGTTTTTTTTGATACTTATTACTGCGGAATGCGTTATGCTACGCATCGAGCAAAGTGGTTTGATCAATTCGATCGCACTTGGGCGAGTGCTCAAGAACAAGGTGACAAAGGACGACAACTCGTCCTTGCTCCCCGAGATCATGGTAAGACAGAATGCGCGATCACGTATGCAGTACGAGCGATTTGTTTAAATCGAGACGTGCGGATCTTGTGGATATGCGAATCCTCCGCTCAAGCAGAGAAACGTATGAGGAGAGTTAGAGCCCTCTTACGTTCCCCGAAAATCGTTGCGGATTGGGCGAGTGATTCTGTAGTCGGGTGTACTCCCTTCGAAAGTGAAGATGCACCTTGGACTCAGACACAAATATATGTACCGCGTACTATTGAGAGCGTAGACCCAACAATCACCGCAATCGGCTCCGGTGGGGCTGTTACAGGTGCTCACTTTGATTTAATACTTGCCGACGATCTCGAGTCGGATGTGACTTGTCACACTGCGTCATCAAGAGCAAAAACAAAACGATGGTTTCGAGCAACTGTTTTACCGATGTTATCACGCGGGGGACTCATAACAGTCATCGGGACACGAAAACATTTTGATGATCTGTACAGTGACATGATCAACGATCCCTCGTGGGCACTGATCGAAGATCCCGCAATTTTGAGAATGCCTGAGAGTTACACGTATCAAACAGAAACACGCGACGGACGAGAAATAATTTGTGGCGTAGATGTGACAGGTGAAACTCGCGTTTTGTGGCCCGAAGAAAGACCCATCGAGTATTTACTCCGAGAGCGTCGTTCAATGGGTGCTCAGTTGTTTGCGCGCGAGTTTCAGCACGCAGTCCAAGACGATTCTGCTTCTGCTTTCCGCTACGAATGGCTAAGAGACGCACAAGAGCGAGGAAAGTCGTTATCGATGTACTCTTTCCCACCTGTCGAGCGTCTCGAGATCGTGCAGGGATGGGATTTTTCACTCGTCCAAAATGTTGCACAAGCAGAAGCGAGAGACACCGACTACACAGTCGGAACAACTTGGGCTCGTGATCTTGATACCGGTGATCATTACTTACTCGGTCTCTTCAGAAAACGAGGACTCACTCCGGCTCAACTACGCGATGCGGTAATCCGAGAGTTTGATGCCTTTGGTGGTCGTGTTTCTCAGATTGCTGTAGAGCGTAATGCCTTCGGTGAGATGCACTATGTCGGTTTAAAAACATCAACAGACCTCCCCATCGTGCCCCATCTAACTACCGGAGCAAAAAAGGCGGATCCTTGGTCGGGGGTTGCGTCGCTCTCAGTGCTCTTTGAGAATAATAAAGTAATACTCCCGTCGCGAAATGAAGGTGACAGGAGAGCAATCGAGCCACTTATCGCGGAATTGTGGGGGTTGGGTCGAGAGAAACACGACGATACTGTTTTATCTTTGTGGATTGCTCACTCAGTACTCCGAAAAGAACGTTTCGCGCATCGATATATTGATACTCGTGGAGTTCTAACCGATGAACGAGGGCACGAAGAAGTCGACGAACACGAGGATCAAGGACTCGCACGATGGTGGCAAGATGTTCTACGTAATGACTACCATTAAAATATGATACAATGACGCGCAAACGAGGAGGTCTCACATGAGCGCATATAAAACTATTTCTTTGACTCGCACCGGCGACGGCTCGGTCGTATTTGATCGATCAAATACTCGATGGAGCATGGACTCATATCCATCGAACGCGCAAATCAGCGTCTCCGGACTCCCTGCGCTCGGTCTCTTTAACGTCGATATTATGCCGGCGGGACATGAGTCTTTTAAGCGACATATCACAGACGCAACGAGTAACGATCTCGTGATGATCTCGGGGAAAGAGGCTCCTATTTTTCAGCAAATCCGGATCTCAGCGAGTGCGACCGGTGGCGCAGATCTCACTATCTATCTGACTCTTTGGGAGAGGGGCATCTAATGAGCATTATTTACACTCAGGGCGGTACAGCATCAATCGCAGACGCAACGACAACGACAGCCGGAAAAGTCCGACTCGCAACGATAGCAGAAGCCGGAGGAAACAGTGAACTCATTGCAGTTACTCCGGCCGGTCTGCAAGCAGAGATCGCCGGTTTCGCGTCGGGGCTCACATATCGCGGACTCATTGATGTTTCAGCGTTTGCAACTACACTCATCAATGCAGTGCTCGGGGACTATTATAAGATAGACACCGGCGGGACTGCGGGAGATGGTCGCGTGTATGACTCCGGCGACGCTATTATCATTAATGCCGACATGGGTGGGGTATATAGTGATGCAAAACTAGATAAGATCGACAATGTTGATCCGGCTACAAGTGATGACATTACCTCCGATCATGTGGGTGTAAACTACACCGGAGCAAACACAGACACGATCACAACGCACTTGTCCGGTATCGATTCAGCCATCGGACTGCTTGCACCTCTCGCAAGTCCTGCGCTCACCGGAGCACCAACTGCTCCAACAGCAAATCAGGGAGATAATTCAACTCAACTCGC